TGCGAATGACGGGGGAGCGGCGGACGCCCTGCGCATCGACGTCGGACTCACCAGGTGCTTCCTCCGGGACGGGCCGGGACGACTGGAGCCGGTGACGGCTGCGGCGGGGTCTCGTGAGGGGCAGCGGGTCACGTACGGAGTGCTCGATGAGAGCCATCTGTGGACGCCGCGGAATGGTGGGGTGAAGCTGGCGCGGACGTTGCGCCGGAACGCCGCGAAGATGGGTGGCCGCACCTACGAGACGACGAACTCATTCGTGCCGGGTGAGGAGTCGGTCGCTGAGGGCACCCATCAGGCGGCGGAGAAGGGTCAGCCGGGGATCTTCTACGACGCGGTGGAGGCGCCGCGGGTCCGCGAGGATGACCCGGACCCGGTGCTGCGGGACGCCTTGACCGTCGCGTACGGGGATGCCTGGTGGATGGACCTGGACAGGCTGGTCGCTGAGGTGCGGGACCCGGAGACGTCCTGGGAGGACGCCGGCCGGTTCTACTTCAACTGGAACATGGACGACCGCCGGAAGGCGGTTGACCGGCATGCGTGGGCGGAGTTGGCTCGCCCGGATGTTGTGGTCCCGGTTGGTGCGTACGTCGGGGTCGGGTTCGACGGGTCGGTGTCGGATGACTGCACGGCGTTGATCGGGTGCATGCCCACAGGGTGGGGGTTCCACCTCTTCGAGATCGAGGTGTGGGAGCGGCCGGAGTTCGCGGTCAAGGGGTGGCGGATCCCGCGGTCTGAGGTGCAGGCGCGTCGGGCGGAGACGTTCAACGTCTACCAGGTCGGGCGGATGTTGTGTGATCCGCCGAAGTGGCAGACGGAGATTGAGGGTTGGGTCGAGGAGCACGGCGAAGAGACCGTGGTGCTGTTCGACACGAATCAGCCGTCCCGGATGTCGCGAGCCTGCGACAGGTGGTTGACGGCGATGGCTGAGCGGCAGATCACGCATGACGGGTCAGCGGTCCTGTCGGCGCATGTCCTGGCGATGCACAAGCGGAAGGTGCGGGTCAGGGATGCCGACGATGACGGTAGGACGCGGTACGTGTTCGTGAAGGGGCCGGACAGGCTCAAGATCGACGCGGGTATCGGTGCGGTGCTGGCGTTGGAGGCTGCGGCGACGATGGCTCCGGAGATGGTTGCTGTGGTGCCGATGGTGGCGTGGCGGTGACGTCGGCCTTCCTCCTGCTGGCCCTGGCGGTCGCGTCGGGTGCCCTGGTCGCTGTCGGCGCAGGAATGGTGTACGTGCCCGCTGGCCTGGTCGTCGCCGGGGTATTGGGGCTTGCTGGTGCCTATGCGTGTGCGTACCTCGGAGCCCGGGGGGCTGAGGTCAGGAGGCGTCCATGAGGTTCCTGGATGCGCTCTTGCCGACCCGAGCAGCGTCGATGAGTTCGTGGGTGCCGCCTGAGGACTGGATCCCGAGGCCGGGGTACGGGTCGGCACTGGCGCAGGGCGTGACGACCCTGTATGGGAAGAACCCCGTCGAGGCGATCGCGGACAACTTCACCGGGTATGCGTGGGGCTGCTTGCAGGGGAACCCGATAGTCAGCGCGGTCGAGGCGAAGCGGGTCGAGGTCTTCTCCGAGGCAAGGTTTCAGTTCCAGGAGTTGCGTGCTGGGCGGCCGGGGAACTTGTTCGGTTCCCCAGCGCTGTCAGTGCTGGAGACACCGTGGCCAGGTGGCACGACCGGTGACCTGCTGGCGAAGATGCTGCTGCACGCGGACTTCGGTGGGAACGCGTACGTGGCGTACCTCGCTGACGAGTTGGTGCTGCTCCGCCCGGACTGGGTGGAGATCCTGATGGAGGCCCGAGAGGCGGACATCGGGTCAGGCGGTACCTCCGCGCAGGTGGGGTGGCGGAAAGTCGGCTATCTGTACTACGAGGGCGGCAAGGGGCAGACCCGCGATCCGGCGGTGTTCCTCGCAGACGAGGTGGCGCACTTCGCGCCCCGCCCGGACCCGTCGGCCAACTATCGCGGGTTGTCGTGGCTGACCCCGGTCATCCGGGAGATCCAAGCGGACGGCCAGATGACCGTGCACAAGCAGAAGTACTTGGAGAATGCGGCCACCTCGAATCTCGCGGTGTCACTGCCGAAGGAGATCACGCCGGACCAGTTCAAGGTGTTCGTGGACGAGATGGACCGGAGTCATGCCGGGGCCGCGAATGCCGGTAAGACGCTGTACACCGCGGGTGGAGCTGACGTCACGGTCATCGGCGCGGACCTGAAGGGCCTCGACTTCTCGGCAGTGTCGGGCAAGGGGGAGACGCGGATCGCGAACGCCGCGGGTGTTCCCGCGGTCATCGCTGGCCTGTCCGAGGGCATGCAGGGGTCCTCGCTAAATGCGGGGAATTACCAGTCCGCGAAGCGGTCGTTCGCGGACTCCACAATCCGGAGTCTGTGGCGGAACGTGTGCGGGTCGCTACAGGTGGTCGTGCCGGCTCCGAATGCGACGCGACTGTGGGTCGACACCCGGGACGTCGCGTTCCTGCGGGACGACGAGAAGGACTTGGCGGAGATCCAGGCGAAGCGGGCGCAGACGATCCGGCATCTCGTTGATGCGGGGTTCGATCCGGCATCCGTGGTCGATGCCATCGAGACTGAGGACATGAGCAGGCTGCGTCACTCCGGCTTGTACAGCGTGCAACTCCAGTTGCCCGGGTCCGCGGGTAAGACCGAACCGGCTTCGGCCGCCTGACGAGGGGAGACACGCATGGAGACCGTGCCCGGCCTGGACCTGGTGCGGGCCGTACCGGACACCGAGTTCCGCGCCGCTGACGATCAGGACGGTGGCGGTCTCGGAACACTGGAAGTCCGGTTCGCGCCGTTCAACTCGTGGTATGAGATCTCCTCCTGGTTCGAGGGTGACTTCATGGAACGCGTCGTCCGTGGCGCGTTCAAGAAGACGATCACCGAGTCGGTGGCGTCGATCCGCGTGCAGTACGACCACGGCCACGACCCGTCCATCGGCTCGAAGTTCCTCGGCGACATCGTCTCCCTGGAGGAGAAGTCGAAGGGCCCGGTCGGGACGGTCGAGTTGTTCGACACGAGCTACAACCGGGACCTGCTGCCCGGCCTCAAGGCCGGCGTGTACGGGTCGAGTTACCGGTTCCGTGTCGTGAAGGAGGAATGGGACGACGACCCCGGAGTGTCGGACCACAACCCGAAGGGTGTGCCCGAGCGGACCGTCAAGGAGGTCCGGCTCTACGAGTTCGGGCCCGTAGCGTTCGGGGCCAACCCCGCCGCCACCTCGGGCGTCCGGTCGATGACCGACGCCTATCACGAGCGTCTACGCGCCCGTGACCCCCAGCAGTACGAAGAACTTCGGGCGCAGGCCCGCGCACTTCACCACCCGCGAGCCGCCCACCTGGGCACTCCGGGTCCAGGTGGAGCCGCACCCCAGCAGGACCCGGACGAGCCGGCCTCGCGCCACTCGGGCGGATACAGCGCACGCGAACGGCGCGCGCTCATCTACCCACTTCTCAGCGAGAGGAAGGCGTCCTGATGACGCTGGAGCAGCTCCGCGCCCGCCTGGAGGAGATCCACGGCGAACTGCGCGGCATCGACACCGAGGCCGGCGATCTGGCCCTGACCGACGAGCAGAACACCCGCTTCGACGCGCTGATGGCCGAGCGGGCCGACGTGGAAGGCAAGATCGGGGCGGAGGAGGCGCGTGCAGCGACCCGGGAGCGTCTCGCCGCGGCCGTCCGGTCCATCCCGGCCCAGCGGTCGGCGCCCACCCAGGAGCGGACCCTGGCGACCGAGCACGGCGACGGCACCCGCGGCGCCGGCGCTCCCGGGCGGCAGGCTCGCGCCCAGGTGGTCGAGCCGCTGACCTACAACCCGCACTCCAGGAACTCCTACTTCCTGGACCTCGCACGGTCGCAGGTGAACGGGGACCTGGATGCCCGGGAGCGGCTCCAGCGCCACGCCCGGGAGATGGATGTGGAGGTTCCGCGCCGGGATCGGGCCCGTGAGGCTCGCGCCCGTCAGCAGCTCCACGGGATCCCCGGACTGTCCGACGAGGACCGTGAGGCAGCGTTCGAGCAGCGCGTCAACCCGAAC